CTTTCGGGGTCCCTTGGTGGCAGTAATGCCACAATTACCTTGTTGCAACTAGGTAGTTGTGTGTTGGGGGTGGCGCACCAGTAATGGCGCGTCGCCCCTCTCACATCTCTACAATAGGCAGTTTAGGTATTGGAGTGATTCCTTCCGCAAATCTCGGAACAAGGGTATGACAACTGAAACCTACACCACGTACTATCCCTCTCGCATTCTTTTGAATGCCAAGAAGTCCGGCAACATCGGGGTCAACGTCACGAATCAGGTTCTCCGCGACACGAAAGTGTCAACGACGAACCAGAGGACTGGCGTTGGTAAGCCCGGATGGCGCTGGAAGATACGTAATCATATATCGGCGACCACCAGTTTAACTGGTACGGAAGTCGAGACAGATCACGTTGACTGTGAAGCGGGGTATTGGTTTCAGGATGGGAGTAATCCCCTCGGCTACTACGCTCAGTCCGGTCAGCTGAGTTACCAAAACTCGGCCCCGGCACTGGATGTAGCCCTTGTTGCGAGTGCTCGTAACGCTGCGAGCCAGCAGTTCTACTCGAAGGCTACGAAGGCTTTATCGCCAGTTTCTGGCGCAATTGCCCTAGCGGAACTTCGGGAGACTGTTCATCTGATCCGCAATCCGTTAAAGTCCCTTCGTGAGGGCGTAACGGGCTTCTATAACGCCGCAAAGGAGCGGTGTCTGAAGGCCCCGAAACGTCATCGCGATAGGTTGGCTTCGGATACTTGGCTTGAGTACTCGTTCGGCTGGGCGCCACTTATTAGTGACGTCCAAGACGGAGCGAAAGCTGCGTCTCGTATAGCTAATGACTTCCACCGTTCAATAATGGTGAAGGCCAGATCAAACTTTACGAAGTCGAACGCTGGTGTTCTTGGCACGATTGGCGTCAGCCAGTCGGGTTTGGAGTACCGGCCTATTTGCGTTGATACTTTCAGCGCAGACGTGACGTACCTTGCTGAGATTGGACTGACGGTGCATAACTTCCCTCAGTCGCTGGTCGACCTGGGCCTCGCGCCTTGGTCGGTTGTTCCAGCGGTGTGGGAGGCGATACCTTGGTCCTTTATGGTTGACTATTTCCTTAATGTTGGGAGTATGTTAACTGCACTCAACTTCCCTAGTAGCCAGATTCGATGGTGTAACTTTAGCGAACGCCAAGGATCCTACCGCCGAATTAACGGCATGTGGGTGAACGAGGCGTGGGCTAAGACCACCGTCGGAGCTTCCCGCTACAGGGGTTGTTGGGTCACGGGTAAGATGACAGGCGTACTTCGCCGGAAGTCTGTGCTTCGGTCGAGTGCTGTGCCCGAATGGCCGTCTCCAAACCTGGAGATGGTGTCAGGAGTTACCAAATTCCTGAATATAGGTGCACTGCTTAACATGAAGCGTAGGCCATGGTAAACTTCAACCCTCAATTGAGAGTATCAGACAATGGCATTTGCTCCCAGTTCGCCCGTTACTGGTGGTGCACAGACGGGGTTCACTTCCCCTACGTACACCCTCACGGCTACGAACGCGCCAGAGGCGAACGGTAAGGCTTGGGCAGTCACCGCTTTGGGTGGCACCCAGACCGGCGTCACGGTTCATTCCGTGTCGTCGCCGTTCGATGTCCTCTTCGTGGTGCCGAAGGTGGCTAAACAGCTGCCGTCGGCGAATCCCACGACTGGCGTGGTCCCCTCAGTCCCCATCAACTCCTACATGCTGAAGATCCGCAAGAGCGGCACTCCGGCGGCCAACCAGTCCGAACGCGTCATTACGGCGCGCTTGGTCTTCGATGTGCCGGCGGGTGTCGATTTCTACGACTCGGCTGAGGTGCGGGGGATCATGAGCCTCCTGGCAGGTCTCTGTAGCCAGCAGTCTGCTGGCATCGGCGACACCCTCGTAACGGGGATTCCGTGATGGAACCCCCGGAGCCAGACCGCAGACCTTCGGGTCGTGCGGCGAAGCTCTTCGCCCTCGTTGCTCTCATGTCGGTGTTGGTGCCTTCGTTGGCACCTTATCTGACCGCTGTCGGCAACGTCTACAAGTCGCAGCTTTCTGCTGCGGCTGAGTAGGGGTGAGTTAGGACCTGACCAAGTGAGGTGGAGGCTGTGAAGTATTATCCAGTTGCTCTTTTCTCGACCCTTCTCGAGGACCTGTCTGGCTTGTTACCGCGCTCCGTCGTCGACGACTTTGTCAACGGCAAAAGCGTGGAGTTCTGGCCTGACATCAGCTACCGACAAGTTTGCGCTGTACAGTTGATGCGTAGCATACTGAAAAAGTGTGCTGACGGCACTGATACTGATAGCGCAGATGAGGCGGCTTGGCTGAAATTCCGTGCATCTAATGATAGGTGCCGGGATTGGACCCTAAGTCCGATCGACTCTATTGATGTTCACCTCCTCGGTGAGCTGAGACAAGAGTTGATTAATTTCTACGAACGCAGGGGCCCCGATGGTTATAGGGTTCCTTTGATCTGTCACCCAGGTGATATCCTCGACAGAGGTACGCTTGGGCCAGGCGCGAACGTAGGTGCCGTTGGGAACGATTTCTACAGTAAAATGTGGGCGTCGGACCTCTCGGTGACTGGGGAATGCCTCTACTCGCACTACGCGAGGTGGGTGGTTCATCGTGACCAGTTCTACGCTGCCGAGTACTCTCGGCTGGCGAATGGGCACGGTGTCCGCTTAGTGGAGGGATCTAACCTCTCCTTTGTACCAAAGACCACAGAAGTCTCTAGGACCATCTGCGTCGAACCTACGCTGAATATGTATTATCAGCGAGGTATCGGCGAGATCGTCACGGAACGAATCCGTGAACGCTACGGCATCGACTTTTCTAGTCAGCCGGAGGTCAATAAGAGACTTGCTGCCGACGGTAGTGCAACCGGGAAGATCGTTACGATCGACCTGGAAAGCGCTTCCGATAGTATTTCGCTAAGTATGGTTCGACACGTCCTACCAGCGCAAGCTCTGCGCTGGATGGAACTCTGTCGTTCACCGGAAACGCGAAGTGCTAAGTTCGGCAGTTTACAGCTTCACATGCTAAGCAGCATGGGTAACGGGTACACCTTTCCCGTACAGACTTCACTGTTCTGTGCTGTTGTGGTTGCTGCGGCGAAGGTGCATGGCTACCCGCTTAATCGGCGGGCTGGTGTGCACTCTTGTTGGGGTGTGTTTGGAGACGACATCATCGTCCCAAGAGAGATCTTGGGCGGCGTTAAGCGTCTACTTACACTTCTTGGCTTTATCGTCAACAGCAAAAAGTCCTTTTTTGAAGGGCTTTTCCGTGAATCGTGCGGCGGGGATTACTGGAATGGTAGTCCCTGCAGGGGCGTCTATGCTAAGACGCTTCTTACTGCACAATCACGTATCGTCCTCATTAACCGCTTAAATCTGTTCACAGCCGAGACGGGGTTAAACCTGTCTCGGACAATACAGTTCCTTGCAAGGACTGTGCCCAGGGTGGTAGTTCCGCTTTGGGAGAACGATGACGCGGGGATTAGGGTCCCCCATACTTACTTGGCCCTCACGGGTCAAGCCCTGCGTAGGAGGCAAGGTAGTTTCCTCTATAAGAGGTTTGCTACTCGGCCACAAACTATCAGGGTACTGGATGGGGAAATCCGGGTTCCGAAAGGTACTCGTTCGCGGACTTATAACGCGGCGGGGCTCTTAAGGGCCTTCCTTAGAGGCGATATTGTAGATGGCGTTATTAACGTTAGGCATAACGTTACCGTCTACAAGGTACGATTAGGCATCGCCCCGAACTGGGACGTGCCTCATGATCGCGATCAGGAATATCGCGATGGACTCAGGCGTTTGGAAAGCGCCTGCCTCGAAAACCTACCCTGGTGATCGAGGATAGAGGGTAAATTCCCTCCCGAAGTGCTATGC